ATGAACATTTCCCACTTAGTAGAGAAAATTAAGAAGGGAGATAACAAATCATTTGAAAAGCTCTACAAGCTTACAGAGCGTGAAGTGTGGTTTACTTGTATCAGCTTTTTAAAGAACGAAACAACCGCACAGGACATTATGCAAGAAACTTACATAACGGCTTTTTTAAAAATCCAATCTTTGGAAAAATCATCACAAATCAGAAGTTGGCTTAACAGAATTGCCGTTAATAAGTGCAAAAATTATTTGAAAGGTAAAGGTGAAATCCAACTGGACGATGAAATTTTTGAAAATCAGGCAATAGTTGACGAGCGTATATCAATTCCCGAAGAATACATTTCAGACAAGGCAAAGAGAGAAATTATTCTTTCGATTATGCAGGAAGTACTGTCCGATGTTCAGTATCAGACAGTGATTATGCACTATTTTAATGAAATGACTGTTGATGAAATCGCAGAAGTCTTTGAATGTTCAAGGGGTACTGTGCTTTCAAGGCTCAACTATTCAAGGGCAAAGATGAAAACTGCAATTGAAGATTACGAAAACAAAAGCGGTGACAAGCTTCACGGTGTTGTTGTTGTACCTTTCTTTACAACTATTTTCAAGGAAGAAGCAAAGAGCCTTGCAGTACCGAACATTACAATCAAGCTCCCGAACGGACAGACACTTGCAACATCTGCAACAAAAGGCTTTGCGACAGGTGCAAAGTCAACAGTTTCATCTATCGTAAAGGCAACAGCAACTGCGACAGTAAAAACCAAGGTAATTGCCGTTGTCTGCTGTGCTACAATACTTGCAGGCACATCAGCAGTCGGCATAAGCATTCTTGCAGGCTGTAACGCTGAGAAAGAACCGACAGAACCGTCAGTAATATCTTCAACCGTACAGACATCAACTGTTCCAACAACTGTACCTAAGACTACAGTACCAAAGGCAGTTAAGGATTTGGTAGACAAGGGTGAAATCAAAGTCGACAAAGACGGCAACATCACAGATAAGAATGGTAAGAAAGTCGAAGTAAAAGACGGCAAAGTAGAAGTAAAAACCGATGACGGTAAGACAGTTACAGTTAAGGTTAACGATGTAAAAACTACGGTATCTAACAACAATAACAGCAACAAGGGTAACACCGAAAAGAAAGAAGACACATCATCAAAGAAAGACAACTCTTCAAAGACAAATACATCGGATAACGACAAGAAGCCAGCTAAGCCGAGCAACTCTTCAAGTAATAATCAGAAGCCAGCGAAGCCAAGCAACTCTTCAAGTAATAACCAGAAGCCAGCTAAGCCAAGTGAATCTTCAAAGACTGAAACACCTACAGCAAAGCCAAAGCAGAAGGTATGGGTAGTTGACTACAAAACAGTACACCACGATGGTTATTGGAAAGTAACAGGCTCTCACGAGGAGCCAGTATATGGATGGGTAAGCTATGATGTATGTAATGACTGCGGTAAGAAGTTAGCAGATACTAACCAGTTAAAGACACATCTTCTTTGGGAAGCAAGGGAAAATGGTGGCACAGGCTCATACCATACTGAAGAAGAGTATGTACAGACAGGCACAAAAACAGTAGAAGACAAGGAATGGGTAAAACCTTGGGATGAAAAGGTTGAATCAGGTGGTCACTACGAGTACAGATAATTAAATTCGACAGCAAGTATAAATCCTTAAAATAATTATTGGGAAGAGAGGGTTCTTTATGAACCCTCTTTTTCTATGCTAAAAATAAATATTATACTAAAGAAAGTATTTAACTTAATTATGATATATGGTATAATATAAACATATTAAGGGGGAATTTACATGAAAAGTTATAACCCTGATAAGGGTAATTATGATAAGGGAATGCTCTGTAATCAACAAAATAAAAAAAGAGGTTAAGCATTAGAAAAAATTGCTTAACCTCTTTGTTGTTTTAATAATAAAAAATCTTTTGTGTTACGGTGTAATAAATTTTAAAAATATATTATCTTGTTTCCTTGAAAATCGGCAGGCAAACTAAAATGACAGTAAGTTTGACAGTAAGTTTGACTGCATTTTATCTTGTTTTAACTTAATTCAAAATTACTCAACTGAATTTTTGAAATCTCAAAAACCCAGTGTTTAAGCCACTTTTAAGGCATTTTAAGTAATTTTGGCAAAAAATAAAAGGTGGTTAAAAACCACCTTTTTTGGTCGAGGTGACAGGACTTGAACCTGCGGCATCTTGGTCCCAAACCACTTAATAAATGTGTGAAAAGCTTAGTGTTTATCGGACTTTTCAAGTTCAGTTGCCTAACATTTGCCTTGCATTTATTTTTTAGCTTATTTTACGATTGAGAAAATCATCAAGTTTTTTCGCAGGTGCTTCAGTATCATCTTGCATTAAATGCGTGTAAATGTTCAAGGTGGTTTCGGGTTTGGTATGCCCTAACTGGTGTTGAATGTAGAGAATATCATATCCCGAATAGAAAAGATTTGTTGCGTGGGTGTGTCTAAGACAATGAGCTGTAAACGGTTCTATGACCTGCGGAATACCGTCGGGGCAGTATTTACTGCGTGGAGCAATGCCGACAATTTTGCCTTGCTGTGAATTGAATGCTTCGAGGTTTAAGCAATTGATGTAACTCTCCCACAATCTCCGCCACGCTGAATTTGTCATAAGTTTGCCCTTGGTGGTTGTGACTACATAATCAAATGGGGAATGGGGTGCAAGGCTTTTCAGATAGTCTGACAGAACGGTCGGAATATCAACCTTGCGGACACCTGCTTCTGTTTTCGCTCCTGCTTTAATGTAGGAATTGTTTCCGTCAAGAACCAAAGTCTGATGAACATTTATTTTGTTGCGTTTCAAGTCAATATCCGCCCATTGCAAGCCGAGGCATTCACCTCTTCGCAGACCTGCAAGCAACATAATCATTGCCGGCAATCTTCCTCTGTGCGGAGTGTTGATTATTAGCTTTTGCTCTTCGGGTGACAAAGCTCTGCGCTCTTTCTTTTTTGCCGCATTCTTAGATATTTTGACATATTTCAGTGGGTTGAAGTCGATAGCTCGGTTTTCAATAGCGTACTCAAACACTCGGCTTGCAGTTGCGATGAACTCTTTCAGCGACTTTTTCGCTGTGGGTTTGCCTGTTGTAGGGTTCTTAGCGGCTAAGTCGAACACGATTTCCTGAAAGTCGGAAATTGTCAGCTTGTTGATTTTGTAAGGTTCAAGCTCTGTAAAATGTTTGAGATACCGTTCAAGCGTTTTGTATTGCTGTGGTGTTTGCAGTGACCTCTGAACCGTTAGCCAGCGTTTTTTCCAACATCCGTATGTATCATCAGATGAAATATCTATGCCTTTGCCGAGTTTTTGTTTTAATTCGGCGGCAAGCGTTTCAACCTCTTTTCGTGATGTGCCACATACGGATTTGTACTTTCGTTTACCGTTTTCATCTCTTCCGATATAGATGTTCTTCTGATAGCGCCCGTCTTTGCGTTTTTTCATTTTATACACTCCTTTTGCTTAAAAAAGGGTGCAAAAATCCCCTGATATTCAATGCTTGAAAATTTCAGGGGAATATGATACAATATTGTAGCGTTATAATATCGTATCATCTGCACCCTGTGTAGGTGATTCCGCTCTGTTCGAGGACCAGTCGAGCAGGGCGGATTTTTTTTATTTAATTTTTATTTGCTATGAGCATTTTAACCTTTGCATTATAACTTACTTTATCGTTCTCATCGTAATGTTCACCAATTGTAAAATCGTTAATGCCAAGAATTCGCTCTTGATTTTCTTTAACAAAAGCTACATCTTCTATATGGAGATTGCCGACATCTAAACCGTTGACAAGCACCTTGATTGCAGGCTCGCCTTTATAATCGTATTCCTGTAACTGCACATTAAGCACTTTGCCTGCTTTTTTGTCGGTTTTGAGTTGTTTAAGTAACTTCTGCCTGCCCTGAAAGGTAACACCTGCAACTTTAAAAACTTTCGTGTGCGACTTGCCCGATTCCGGTTGCATCGCAGGAGTTTTTACCTCTGATTTTGGCTTTTTAAATAATTTTGATAATAATCCCATAATAGCCTCCTCATTGACACATAATGTCAAATATTATATAATAATATTCGAGGAGTTCCTACTTCTCATAATTCCTATTTTCCTACCATAGTTGCCGCTACGGTAGGTTTTTTCTTTTATTGATAAAATTTGCGAATTGCTCTTTTACTTGCCGTTCAAGTGGGTGAAGATAAAAAACATTTCTGCGTTCGAGCTCCGCCATTCGTTCAGCCCTGTAGGTTGCCGCCTCAAGGCTGATGTCGCATAAATTTGCAATTGCAGCGGCATTGATTGCTTGCATTTCGTGCAACACACAAGCCGGAGCTAACAAGTCCCGAGCGAACACATTTGCCGAATGTTCGGCATCATCAGTTATTAAAAAGCCGTTGCCGTCAGCTTTAAATAAATGCCCTAAAAAAATGTGTCCAAGCTCGTGTGCAATTGTGAATCTGCATCGCTGAGGAGATTGCTCATCAGCATAGACGATGTACAGCTTATCATCTTGCATCAAAGTTATTCCGCTCTCATTTTCACTTAGCAGATTGACTGCCGAATTTTTCAGTAAAACAATGTCTGCTTGCTTTGCTATCTGACTGACTTTAACAGGCAAGTTGCTGATTCTGTAGTCGATTAAGCATTGCCAAGAGGCATTGCGTGCCTGTTTGTATTTACCATAATTCAAGTTTTACCACCCCATAGGTAGTGTAACCTATGGGGGTGTTTTTTATTATGTACTTATAAATCTGTATCGTCAGGCTCAAACTTACTGAGATCAGGAAGATTAACTATTTCAATTGGTTGATTATTACCGTCGCTTCGTGCGGCTTTAACCGTTGGTATCAATACTTCATCTTCTACACCAAGCAATCTATCGACTGCAGGTTGCATTTCAGGGCTATTTCTGTATGCGATTATAAGTTTCTTTTCTTTGTCTGATGTTTCAAAAGGTAGTTTAACCGCATTGCAATTTTGCAAATCGTTTATGCTAATTCCCAAACCTGCACAAATTTTAATCACACTATCAACAGCAGCTCCACCAATAGAGCCTTTAAGCATAGATCTAAGTGTGCTGTATGGTATTTCAATTTTTTTGGCAAAGGTTTTTACACTAAATCCTTTGTCACTTATTAACTGTTTTATGTAATCTTCTCTTGTCAAGTTAATCACCCTTTACTATTACTGATTGTAACACGCTGTTTACGAAAAATCAATACTAAAATGCGAAATTTCGTAAAAATATTTTTAAAAATCCGTTGACAAGTGCGAAATATCGTGTTATATTTAATACAGAAACACGAAATATCGCATTTTAGGAGGTGAAAAATCGTGTTTGACAAAATCGAAGTAATCATTTTTGAAAAGAAAATGAAAAAGAAAGAAGTTGCCGAGAAAATGGGAATTTCATACGGACAGTTTTGTGCAAAAATGCGTGGGGAATATCCATTTACGCTTGATGAAGCTCTCCGCTTAAAGTCGGTTTTACAAACTGATTTATCTATCGAAGATTTATTCGGTTCGGCGGCTTAACGAAATTCTTAAAAAGAACAGTAGGTAATACCACAAACACAGTCCCATTAAACGGACTATGCTGAACAGCAGAAAACAGCGTAGGAATGGAGTGATATAGTGGAAATAACAGTAAAAGGTACATCAAAAGAAATTGCTGACCTTGTATTGCAAGTACAAAGTCAGCAAACAAAAGTAACATCAGTTAATATTTCCAATAGTAACGCCGATGATTTGGTCATAGAATACAACCATAAAAGGCATATGAGTAATTGTATTGGACGATGTTGACTTTATTTTTACATCTTTTAAGATTATGTAACCATCATTACCAACAATTACAGGTTCAGAACCTGTAGAAGAAATATTTTTAAAGTATTCTTCTTTAGTATTATCGCAAATCTTATAGAAAACACTGTACAAAGATTTTTCATCGTCTATTTCCTGCTCAGACGGCACTTTACCTGAAATGATTCCGGCAGAAGTTGTTAATATCAAGTTGTTTTCTTCTAAACCTTCAACTTCCGGGATACAAGACATAGCTATTATTAAACTTTTCTTAAGTGATGAATGATTCATATTAATTTCACCTCGCTTTCTGTATATAGTTAGTGAATTGGGGTTCACCACTAAATATAGTATAACACAAAAGGACTGTGAAATCAATGCACATCAATGAATTTGCTGAAATATTGCTTAAAAGCAGGAAACAGAAAGGCTTTTCACAAAGTGAGCTTGCTAAGAAATCAGGCTTTACCAAAAGAGCTATTCAGTATTGGGAGAAAGGAAAGAAGAGTATTTCTCTTGAAAATGCCGACAGGCTCTTAACGGCTTTGGGTGTAGAAATCAAGATAGGTAAAACAGAAATCAGGTGAGAAAATGGCAAAACTTAAACTTATTGACACAGTCGAAATCGTTTCAGACAAAATTACCAACGAAAAATAGGAGGTGTACATATGCCGAGAGAAAGATCTATCGTCAATTGGGATGAAGTGCCTGTGATTATTGATGTGCCGTATGTGGCACGGTTGCTTGCACTTAATGTTGATTACACAACACGGCTTGCACAAAGGGGCGTTCTTCCTGCCCACAAAATTGGAAAGCTTTGGCGATTTGATAAGGAAGAAATCAGACAATACATAAAAGAGCATTGACAATGGAATTAAGAAACAGACTTACCAAAAGAGCATTAAAGGACAAGCTCTTTTACAGTGAGCTGACACTCAAACACACAAGAAACAGCCTTGCAAATACGCAGACTGACCTTGAAACGGCACACAGTAACCTTGAAAAAGCCAAGGCAAAGCTTAACAAGGTGACGGCATTGTATGTTGCCGAAAGAGCCAAAAACGCAGAACTTGCCCGAAAGCTCAAATCGCTTGAAACAGATTCAGATACTGTCGGCTTTGAATGTGTGGGGGTTGAGAAGTGATGAAAAGACCGTGTAATGCTCCCGTCACTATTGAAGGCTGGTCAATGAAATGCAGTAGTCATAATTACATTACTTTATATTACAACGGTAAGTTTGTCCGCTGTTTTGATAACAATCTGTATAACGAAGATCCGCTGAAAGATGAATATTACGCAGAACACATTATTAACGCCATCGAAAAAAGAACAGGAATGAAAATCACCAACATTCCGATAGTTGGAACAGCTGAAGATTTTGACGGATTAAGATTTTTAAACGGCGGTTTTAAAAAAGGTGCCGATTGGTTGTTAAATGACAAAGAAAAAGACCGTTGACTGCTTGCAACAATCAACGGTCCGCAAATAAAAGGCTATTTGCAATCTAACTAATATTATCATAGCAAATAACCTTGCAAAAATCAAGGAGATTATAAAAATGGAAAGAAAATCTAAATTACAGATGATAGCAGTGGACAAACTGCACCCACATCCACAGAACCCTCGAAAGGTTCTCGGTGATGTGACTGAGCTTGCAGAATCTATTAAGGCGAACGGAATTTTGCAGAACCTCACGGTCGTGCCGATGAATGACGATTGGACGGAATTTACTGTAATTATCGGTCATCGCAGACTTGCAGCGGCAAAGCAGGCAGGCTTGACCGAACTGCCGTGTGCGGTCGTTGAAATGAGCGAAAAAGAACAGCTGTCAACAATGCTTACTGAAAACATGCAAAGGTCAGACTTGACCGTGTATGAAGAGGCAAAGGGCTGTCAGCTCTTGCTTGACCTCGGTGATACGGTCGCAGAGATTGCAGAGAAAACAGGCTTTTCCGAAAGCAAAATCAGAAGAAGAGTAAAACTCTGCGAGCTTGACGAAGAGGCATTCAAGGAAAGTCAGATCCGACAGCCTACCCTTGCAGACTATGACCGATTGAACCAGATTAAGGACATTGAAACGAGAAATAAACTGCTCGAATCAATCGGTACAAACAATTTTGACAATCTGTTGTATTCAGCTGTTAAAAAGCAGGAAACAGAGGAAGAGAAAGAAAAAATTGAAAAGCTCTGTCTTGAACATGGAATGATCAAAGTGCAGGGATTCAAAGAAATCCCAAACGACTACGACTATATGGGCATATTTGCGCTCAAAGATTTGGTCGGTAAAGACTTTGCGGACGGCAGAAAAAGATGTTTTTATTTTGCTTACGGCTCAAACATCTACATTTACGCAGAAGCATTAGAAAAGCAGGAAAAGAACGATGCCGAAGAAGAAAAGCGAAAGCTTGAAGAACAGAGGTGGGACGAGCTTGTTGAGCAGGCAGAAGAAATAGATGAGCGCTGTGAGGCTCTCAGAAGAGACTTTATGCTTGATACGAATTTCAATGATAGCAGTAAAAAGCAGGAGCTTGTGAAATTTATAGTCGCCCAAGTGGCGACAGGAGCCTGTAACAGAGATTATCGTTTTGAAGAAATTATCGAACACAACTTTGAATATGATGAAAACATAGACAGTTACATCAACGAACATTGGAGCGATAACAGCGGCAGAATGTTAGTGGCGGTGGCATACGCTTTGTGCCAGACGAATTACAGTTCGTTCAGCTATATCAGTGTAAATTATACTGATAAGAAATTCAGCCGAAAAAACAACCTAGATCTTAACCGATTTTACGTTCTGCTTTGCAAACTCGGCTATGTGATGAGTGACGAAGAAATTCAGCTCCGTGACGGCACACATCCGATTTTCACGACAGGTGAAGTCAAATGAAAGAACATTTTGCTGACGTCAGCAAAATGTTCTTGCGGCGGCAAATTTAATAAGTTAATCACACAACTGCACTTGTGAGATTATATATAATCCCTCTTTTGATAAATTAATACATACCTATCTACTTTCTTTCAGTAATACCGATTCGGGCAGGTGCAGATGCCCGAATTAATTAATCAATAACAAGCTCTGCACAGCTTGTTATATTATAAAACTCGTTTACTCCTCTTTAAATAAATTCTGACATTGAAAGCGGAGCATGTGCAGATGTTCCGCTTAGGTGAAGAAAATGAATGTAAACATTATCACGATAAAATTTAAAGACGGTTCAAGCATATATATTGATGATGTTTCTGATTATGCCATAAATAACAATGTTGTCAAAGTTAATAAAAATGGATATAATCAGTTTTTTAATTTCGACGAAGTTAGATATATCGGAAGAACATTTGATTTAGAACCTGAAATATACAATGCAATGAAGAGGTGGGACAACGAAAATAAAAAAAGCATTTGACATATGCAAGAAAAATAAAAACAATAAGGGGAATGCCGATGAAACAGTATGAGGCTGACCAACAGCGGAAATTATTTCAATGGACGACTTTCATCAGAACCAAATATCCCGAAATTGATTTGATGTTTCATATTCCGAACGGTGGGAGCAGAAATAAGCTCGAAGCGGCCAACCTTAAAAAGCAAGGGGTAAAGGCAGGCGTGCCGGATTTGTTTTTGCCTGTCAGCCGTGGAGGCTATCACGGATTGTTCATCGAATTAAAATACGGTAAGAATAAGCCGACTGAAAAACAAACCGAATGGCTTAAAAGCCTTAATGAACAAGGCTACGCTGTCGTTGTATGTTATGGTTGCGACGAGGCAAGCGAAAAAATATTAAAGTATTTGAAATTAGGTGAAATAAATGAGTGAAGAAAAAAAGAAACGAGGCCGCAAGAAGAAACTCGACCGAATAGACAGGATGTGTCTTTATTGTGCCGATTACAACGCAAAGCACGGCACAAGTTACAGCTACGGAGAATTTGTAGCGCAAATCGCCGCAAGAAAAATTAAACCGCTCGGTTTGTACGATTACGCAGATTAGGAGAAAAAAATGATTGATTGCTCAAAAACAGAAAATTATATTGCTGAAAAAGCAAGAATGACGAAAAAAGACAAACTTGGAAGATGCAAACTTTATTGTGGCGAATGCCTTTTAAACAATAAAAATAACGGTACATCCGAAAATTTATTGTGTGGGGCTTTTGAAGCAATCTATCCCGAAAAGGCAATCGAAATCGTTCAGAAGTGGTCGGATGAACACCCACGGAAAACTTATTTAAGTGAGTTCTTGAAAAACTATCCGAATGCAGAGCTTAATCACGGAGTACCAAAGGTTTGTCTAAAAAAATTAGGAGCTGTTTCGGGTTGTGCAAAAACAGAAAAAGGTGACTTGTATATTAGCTGTTATAGGTGCTGGAATCAGCCTATTCCTATTGAGGACGGTGAAAACAATGACAAACTTTGAAAAAATCAAATCAATGAGCAAAGAGCAAATGACACATTTTATGCTTGATATTATGCTTGATACATTAAATAACAATGTTTGCGGTTATTGTGAAAATTGTGATGCTCCTTGTCTTGAAAATGAAGAAATTATTAGAAAATGGCTTGAAAGTGAGGCAAGCAACAATGGCTGAATCCAAAAAAACAGTTGCAGCGGAAACACAGGACAGACCGACAGCGCTGGCAGAAACATTATCAGAGCTTGACAAACTTGTGATAGGTTTTATTGACGGCGACCTCGATGTGGCCACACTCAATAGCTTAGATATGCTTAATCGTTGGTTAGTGTTTTCAATGTCTGCCGTGTACAGTTGCACAAAGATAGGCTTGCTATCCGCTAAATCTTGCGTCAAGGCTAAGTATAAATTATTGCAAGAATATCGCAGGTTTCGTACCGCCACTTTTTTCGCAAGCAAGGAACATATGGAGTGGATTAAGCGGACAAGAGAAACCTCTTGCAAATTGACAGAACTGTCAAAAGCAATTATCGAGCACGACCCTAAAGCACTATCAATTGCATTACAGGTGATTGATTTGTTGACAAAACACGATATATATAATCAGTTACTTATATTATCAGATGCAAGTGATGCATTCAAAGAAAAATGTTTGCACACTTTGGTAAAGAATGACACAGCCTTTTTTAATACTTTCAATGACACTCCTTTAGTTGATTTACTATTAAAATTTTTTGAATCAGCAAAAGAAACGAGAGCATCAGAAATTTTTAAAGAACTTGATGCCGACAACATCAGAACTGTAGCATGTCACGTGCCGGTTAAGTCGGATGATTGTCGAGGAATCGCAAAAAGCTACAAGGAATACTTCGGTATTTAAGGTAAGGCAATATTCTTGTCGCACGCAAAATCTTAAAGAAAATTCAAATCAAGTTAATCCTATATTAAAAAAGTAATCAAAGCGACGACTTCCGCTTTTGATTAAGCTGTTATAAAGAATGCACCAAAAATTAAAGACACAATTGCAGCGGCAAGGTTGCACAGAGCAGTAGTTCGGTGGTCAGACGGACTACTGCATATTTATATCATCTGACTTTTTTAATGCGATAACAGAATAATAAATAGTCACAAAAAAAGGAGTTGAGATACTCCTTTAATAGCCTGCTCAAGGAATTAATTAAGTGACCGTTTTAGTTTTTACATATATAATGGGAAGTTTAATATGTTTACATACAAAGCTGAAATTAAATCAGGCCCTTTGCTCGAGGTCAAATATTATAAATCATTTCGCAGACGGAATAAAAAAAATCTCGCTCGACAAATCAATCAATCAAAATCAAGTGAGAAGCAAACAAAAGCAAACCGTTTCAGAGGAGAACAACACACACAGAGGCTTATCCTTTGCAACTTCTCTGAGGGCGACTGGTTCGCAAGGTTCTCCGCTCCGTTTGGTGAATTTACCGAAGATGAATTTGAGAGGGTTGTGTCGAATTTTTTCAAGCGTATCAAACGCAGGACAGATAAAAAACAAATTAAATTTAAGTACATCGGGTATTGCGAATGCGGCAAACTCGGTAGAAATTGGCATTTGCATATTGTGATTGAGAATTGCGTGCGTGAAATATTAACTGAATGCTGGTCATGGAAAAACGGCATAAATTTTACGCCACTCTACCAAAGCGGCAATTATGCTGACCTTGCAAAGTACATCCGCAAAGATGTCAATGGTAAGAAGCGCTTGAAAACATCTCGCAATCTCAATAAGCCTGAGGTCAAAGTTGTTGAAGGAAAAAAACGAGAATACAGAAAACTCGAACGAGGTGAGGCTTTGCCTTGTCCCGAAGGATATTATTTTTACAAAGACGAAATGTGGATAAATGACTTCACGGGTGCGTCTTTTCATTTTACTTACTTGGCCAATAGCCATAAACACAAGAAAATCGGAGGTGCAAGGATATGAGAGATACAACAAGAGATTATACCGTTGCACAGTTTAGACTTTATGCCTCTCTTGGATTCCCAAGCAAAGCACAGGTTGTAGCTGACAAGACAATGCACCGAGCATTACAACTTGACCTGCTTGCTGTGATAGACACGCTTGATGCTTTAACAAGCAGCGACAAAGACTACATCCGTCAAGCTGTTTGTGCCGTTTACTTTGTTGCACCGACAGCACCGTTACAAAAAGGCGAAATAAATTTTAGGGTGACTAAGTTTGCCATTAACAACTACACGGACGAACGCACGGTGTTTCGCTGGCTCAAAGAGGCACGATTGCTCTGTGCTGATTACCGAGGCTTAAATATTGGCACCGACAAAGATGTCAGTAGAGAAAGCAGTTGAGGGTTTATACTTAGAGTATGAAAGACTATGCAAAATCTTTTTACTTATCGCAATCTTGGAGAGCTTGCAGAGATGCTTATTTCCGTAAGCAAAACGGAGTGTGTGAGCGTTGTGGTAATGCAGGCGACATAGTTCACCACAAATGCTACATTAATCCTGACAACATCAACAATCCAAAGATAACTCTGAACTTCGACAATCTCGAATTGCTTTGTCAGGATTGTCACAACAAAGAACATATGTCAAATCGAAAAGAAAAAAAGAAAAATAAAATAAATAATACTCGCTACTCTGTCGATGACGAAGGAAACATACTACCCCCCACCTCAAAAAATAATATATCCCCCTGAGAACCGAAGGGAGGGACTTAATTTTTCCTCTCTCGTGTGTGCGTGCGTGAAGGGGGGTGAAAGGAGTGATTTGGTGGAAAATGAAAAAACATCTGAGCTTTTAATTTCAGATAAAGCAGTTAAACAGGAAATGAACAGACTTAAAAAGATTTTTAAAAAGCATTATCGAGAAATTGACGAAAACGGAAAATCTCATAACAGCGACAAAGGAGAATTGATTGAAAGGCTGATTTCCGAGGCGGCTTTCATTCGTTGCGTACTCTTAGAAGCCCAAAGGCTCATCAAATCACAAGGCCTTGAAACCACAACGGTGAATGCCTCGCAGAAATTCCGCAAGGCAATTCCTGCCGTTACAATTTATTCTGACTATATGCGAACTTACACCTCTGTAATCAACACTTTGATTTCCTATATCCCCGAAAAATCAGAGAGGAAGCAGTCAAGACTTGAGGCGTTAATGCTTGGCAGTTAATTATATTCAAGAATATTACAATCGCATTTGTAGCGGAAAAATCGTAGCAGGAAAATGGATTAAAAAAGTTTACGCAATGGTTCTTGAAGGCATTGAAAAAGGCTTATGGTTTTACGATGAATCAAAAGCTGATAAGGCTGTAAAATTTATCGAGAATTTTGTGCATCACAGCAAAGGCCGACACGATTTGTTGCACCTTGAGTTGTGGCAGAAAGCTATTGTAGGTTGTCTTTTTGGCATAGTCGATAATCTTAACAACAGGCAGTTTCATGAAACTTTGATCGTAGTAGCTCGCAAGAACGGTAAGACATTATTTGCAGCGGCAATTGCTGAATATATGGCATATGCTGACCGTGAATACGGAGCTGAAATTTACTGTCTTGCCCCAAAATTGGCGCAAGCAGACCTTGTATATAATGCTTTTTATCAATCGGTTAAACTCGATGAAGAATTATCATCAGAAGAAATGACGAAAAAAAGAAAGAACGATATCTATGTCATTCCGATGAACACGACGATTTCAAAAGTCGCATTCAACTGCAAAAAAGCTGACGGATTCAATCCACATCTTACAGTTTGTGATGAACTTGCCGCTTGGCCGGGACAAGCAGGTTTGAAACAGTATGAGGTAATGAAATCAGCTCTCGGCTCACGAAAACAACCGCTTATTTTATCAATAACTACAGCCGGGTACATCAACGACGGAATCTACGACGAACTGTTCAAGCGCTCTACAAGATTTCTCAAAGGTAAACTTGGAGTAGGTGAAATGAGATTACTCCCATTTTTGTATGTGATTGACGATATACAAAAATGGGATGACATCAACGAACTGAAAAAATCAAATCCCAATCTTGGAATATCAGTTTCAGAAAGTTATTACCTTGAAGAAATTGTTGTGGCAAAAAATTCAACCTCGAAAAAGGCTGAGTTTATGTGTAAATATTGCAACATCCTGCAAAACAGTTCTATTGCTTGGCTTGCATATGAAGATGTTGCTCTTGCAGGTGGTGAACCTCTTAGGTTAGAAGATTTTCGCAAATGCTACGCTATCGCAGGTGTTGACCTGTCAAGAACAACTGACCTCACGGCGGCAACAATTGTAATCTGCAAGAGTGGCCACTTCTACATTTTTACACAATTCTTTATGCCCGAGGACAGCTTCAAAAAAGCCTGTGAAAATGAGCCGGAAACAAAGTATGAAGTGCATAGAGCAAAAGGAAGAATTGTCATTAGTGGCCAGCATTTTGTTGATTATCACGATGTGTTTAATTGGTTTGTAATGCTTCGCAAAGAATACAAAATAATGCCGTTAATGATTGGCTACGATAGATACTCGGCGCAGTATTTAATTCAAGATTTGGACGCATCAGGTTTCAAGGTTGATGATGTCTTTCAAGGTACAAACCTTTCACCAATTATGGATGAATTCGAGGGCTTGTTAAAAGAAGGTAAAATACATTTTGGCGACAATGAATTGCTAAAAAAACAGTTCCTTGATGTCGCTGTGAAGATTAACGATTCAGATGAACGAAAGAAACCGGTAAAAATTGAGAGTAGATTGCACATAGACGGACCTGTTAGTGTTTTTGATGCTTTTACGGTAAGAAGTAAGCATTATAAAACACTTGGCAAAATGTTAGAAAACAGAAAGGCGGGATAACTTGGGGATTTTTCAAAAACTTTTTAAACACTCGGCTAAAGCATTCCTGAATTTTTCCCACAGTGAAAGCGGAAATAATTATAACAGCCGTAGTGAGATTATCAACAGTATTGCAGATAGAATTGCGACACAAGTATCGAAACTGCAACCGCAGGTTATAAGAAATTCCGCAAACGGAACAGTAATCAAGAATGACAGTCTTGCTCGTTTGCTGTCAACCCGACCTTGTAAAGAGCTGAATACTACAGATTGGCTTTATAAGATAGCCTATCAATCGGTTATAAGCGGTGACGGTTTTGCTATTATTTGCTATAACGATGATTTCTCGGAAATCGAGGCTATTCGTCCTGTAATCTGTACAAATTATCGCATTTTTGAAGATGAAGGTATATTATTTTTTCGGTTTATCTGGTCGTATGACAGCAAGGAATATACAGTTCCCTATGATTGCGTTATTCACTTGAAAGACCGTCCGGGTAAAAAACGATTTCTCGGAAGTGATCCTGATGATGATTTAGCTACATCGGTGGAAATGCTCGACACCACATATGACGGTATTAAGAACATTGTGAAAAATTCCGCTCATCTCAGAGGTTACTTGAAATTCAACAACTTCATTGATGAAGAAGATTTGAAAAACAAAATCAAAGAATGGCAAGAAGCTTATATGACCGCCGAGAATGAAGGTGGCATTGCAGGTCTTGGCTCGGAATTTGAATTCAAGGAATTAAATCAAACTCCAAAAAGTATTCCAACCACACAGCTTTCATTTTTCAAGACTAACATTTATGACTATTTCGGAGTATCTGAAAAAATCATTAGAGGCGAATATTCCGAAACTGAGTGGAATAACTTTTACGAATCGAAAATTGAACCCATAGCGATGAAGCTGTCACTTGAATTTACCTATAAGATATTCTCGGAGCGCGAAAGAGGGTTTGGAAATAAAATTGTTTTCGTTGCTAACAAATTACAGTATGCTACTACACAAACTAAGATGACCGTTATGCAAGCGTTGTTTGATCGTGGTTTTATTACTATCAATCAAGGTCTTGAGATGATGGATATGCCGAGCCTCGGCGAAGAAGGAGATATCAGAATGGTAAGCCTTAACTATGTTAAGACTGATGACCAGTCATTATATCAAACAGGAAAGGAGAACAATGATGCCCCAGATTAAAAATAACATTAACGAAATTTTTCACATTCGGAATGAAACTGAAACATCAGCGGATTTGTATTTTTACGGTGACATTGTGAGTGACCGTTGGAGCGCTTGGAGTGATGAGGACCAGTACCCGGAAGCCATTCAGCAGTTGCTCAAAGGTCAGGAAGGCAAAGACCTGAATATCTACATCAATTCAGGCGGTGGTGATGTTTTTGCTGGTATGGCAATCTATAACATCATTAAAAGACACACAGGCTTTAAAACCGTTTATGTTGACGGTCTTGCTGCATCCATTGCATCAGTTATTGCAATGGCAGGTGATAAATTGGTAATGCCTAAAAATGCGTTTCTGATGATACATAAACCGTGGTCTTTTGTTATCGGTAATGCAAACGATATGTTGAAAGAAATTGAATTGCTTAATGCCATTGAGCAGAGCATTGTCAATATTTACGCAGAACATCTTGCTGATAATGTTGACACCGAAACAATCGCAAAAATGGTTGATGCAGAAACTTGGCTCACCGGTGAACAGGCGGCTGAATATTTCAGCGTAGATGTTGCAGCGGAAAAACAGATTGCTGCTTGCACGAATGCTCGATTTAAAAATCAGCCCAAAAATCTTGTAGTCGTGACTACTGAAAGAGAGAAAAATCTTTCGGCAAAGTCATCAAAAATAAAATCGCTGTGTATCAGCGGAATTTTGAAGGGAGAATGATTAGTAATGACTATCAAAGAACTTAAAAACAGACTTAAAGAAATTGCTGTTGAGGCAAAGGCCGCTGAAACAAGCGGTGATGACGCAAAGCTCGACAAATTGATTGAAGAAGCTAACACAATCAATGATAAAATTGAGCGTGCACAGAAGCTTGCTGAAATCACCAAAAACGCTACAGCGGCAGAGGAAAATGAAGGTGAACAGCAGGAATCTACACCTGAAAACCTCGCAGAAAAAAGGGGCAAAAAGCTCAAGAACGGCGAAACAGTAAGAATGAACAAGACGATTGTAACGCCAAAAGCGGCAATCAGTACAACAACAATTGCTATGCCACATCACACAGCGGAAGATGTCAGAGATACATTCAATGATGTTTCAAGCCTTATCGATGCGGTTAAGATTGTTCCTCTCGACGGTGGCGAAAGCTATCAGAGAGGTTTTGTAAAGTCATATGGTGAAGGCGACTACACAACAGAAGGTTCAGACGCGGCAACAGCAGAACCGACGTTCGATTATGTTGATATCAATAAAACCTACATTACTGCATATGCGGAAGAGCCTAACGCAATTCGCAAACTTGCCCCGGCGGCTTATGATGCCGTAATCAGCAATTCTACATCAAGAGCCGTAAGAAAGAAGCTCTCAAAGCAGATTCTTGTAGGCTCAGGTGAAACCGGTTCAATTGTCGGTATTTTCAATGCACCTACAAAGGTAATTGATCCTACCACGGATATGGAGGTAACCGCAATCACAGGAACCACCCTTGACGACATCATTTACTCATACGGTGGCGAAGAAGATGTTGAAGGTTTTTGCGGTCTTATTCTCAACAAAGCCGACCTCAAGGCTTTTGCAAAGCTCCGTACAGATGACGGCAAGAAGGTTTACGATATTAAGAACAACGGTAATTCCGGTACAATTGACGGCGTTCCGTTCATCATCAACTCAGCTTGTAAAGCTGTTTCGGCACCCGGAACAACCAAGGGTGAGTATTGCATGGCATACGGTCCGTTCTTTAACTATGAACTTGCTGTTTTTTCTGACATGGATGTGTCAATCTCAACTGAGTACAAATTTAAATCAGGACAGATTGCACACAAGGCTGAAATGTATGTGGGTGGTAATACGGCATCATACAACGGCTTTGTTCGTGTGAAGAAAGGCTGATGATTAAATGTCATCAACAGACGATTTATTGACAATGGCTAAACTCAGAGTTCGCAAAATTAGTTCGGATGCCCTCGATGAGGACATCCGACAGCACATTGACTTTGTTTTAGCCGACTTAGAACGCATAGGAGTGCATCCAAGCTGGCTCAAAAAACCTGACGCACTTATAAAAGAGGCGGTACTTGTTTACTGTAAGGCGAATTACGCAAAAACAGTTGATGATAAACTGACAAACAGTTATAACATCATCTTGTCGAAAATCAAAGGCAGACTGAAATATAGCAAAGTGAGGGCAAACGATGAATAGTGAATGCATTGTTACCTTGGTTTCACTGAAATCGTGCGGAACGAACTATATCGGTGAACTTATTACCAAGGAAGTAAAAAGGCAGGTTTTCGCTGTTAAAAAGTCCGTGAATCAATCAGAATTTTTTCAGGCTGCAGCGGCAGGATTTAAACCCGACATTGTGCTTGACATAAGCGAGTTTGAGTACAACGGAGAAAACTTCTGCATTCTTGCAGGTCAGCGGTACAAAATATACCGCACTTTTTCGGCGAAAGATACAGAACGAATGGAACTGTATTTAACGGATGTGGTAGGTGAAAATAATGTCTTTGCCTAAAGCAGTTAAAATCACAAAAAACGGCATTGAGATAATCAGCAATGTTGACCGCATTCAATACACTCTCAAAGAGCTTGAGAGAGCCGCTCTGCGTGATGTTGGGAAACTGGTATGTAAACGGACAAGGCAGAAAATAAAACGCAGGTCGGGACGCTTGGCGAAAAATACACAGTATTGGGTACGCTCAAAGCAAAAAATTCCTGACTTGCAGGTAGGATTTAAGCCGGGCGGATTTTACGGCTTGTATCAAGAAATCGGTACAAGCAAAGCTTCAAAAATCGGAGCATTGAGCGATGCCGCCGAAAGCAACATCAAAGACATTATAAAGATTGAACAGCAATACCTCAGTGCTGTAGGCACGGAAGAGGCAGAGCGAAAATTGAACGAGGGGGAATACAGCGGTGAATAACATCAAGAAATTTTTGAAAGACTTATTTGCTGAGTATGCACCCTCTTATTTTTTGCAGGCAGAAAGCGGATTTCCTCGCCTTGTATACGAGGTTAAACAGCTCTACACGGATGAGCCGTATGACAAGTTTGTTGTGACGGTTAATGTTTATGACAGGCAGACTACGGCAACTATTGATGATGTTGTGGACAAAATCTACAACAACATAGCAAAGGCTACATATTCGGTCAATGATGTTTTTTACAAATTTTATAATAACTGCGATAGGCAGTATATTGCCGAATCAGACAAATCAATAAAGAGAGTGATGTTTACTCTCGAAATGAGAAGATATAGAAAGGAAGATTGAAATGGCAACAGTTAAGCCACGAAAAATTAAGCCATATAGCGGCTATTCGGCGAAAACCGCCGACAGAATGCTCCTTGATGCAGGTGCGTTCTTTGTGAATTACGACCCTGCTACAGACACATACGCAAGCGCGAAAAAAGCAGGCAAGTGCCTGGGTGTAACGATTAAAGGCGGTGAATATTCGGCAAAGCCGACACTCAGACGGCTTGAATTTGACGGCGTAAAGACAAGAACCAAAGGTGACACAGTAGTTGACGGTTGGGAGGTTTATATCAAAGCAACGCTTGCCGAGATGACTACTCAGAACTTCATTTACGGTCTGGGAGTTGCTGATAAAAGCACAGACGAAAAGGTTGTAGGCTACGATGTAATTACAGGTAGAGATGTAATCCTCGACAGTGATTACATCGAGAACATCACTTGGGTAGGTTGTTTGCTTGGTGAAACAAAGCCCTGCATTATTCAGATTTTCAACGGTTTCAATGAAAACGGTCTGACCCTTGCGATTGCCGATAAGGACAACGGCAAGATAGAGGCTCAGTTTTATGGTAACCTTTCACCTGAGGTTTATGACAGTGAGGATGGAATAAAACCGCCGTTTAAAATCTTCAGACCGACAGAAACAACGGAGGAATAATTATGAGAAAGTTAAACATTAAAGACGCATTCACGCTTGCTCGCATTATCAAAAAAGCAGACATCAAAGAGGAAATTGCAGACTTTGCAAATCGCATTGCTGTCAAAAATAGCAACAAAGATGAAACGGTCAACACCGAAGCAGTCGGTCTTGAATTTGTGATTACTCTGTTAACTTCTTTGGCAACCAAAGAAACAGAACAGGAATTTTATTCAATGCTTGCCGACATCAGAGGCGACATTACTGCCGATGAGGTGAGTAAATTAAGTATCCCCGAAGTCCTTGACAATGTGAAGATAATTATCAGGGAGAATGACATAAAAAGTTTTTTTACCTCGCTCTCAGCCTTGAAGTAAGAACATATGGAATGCTTATGCAGTATTGTTGCGGTAATACTGCCGTACTGCATGAGCTGTCTTTTTCCGAGGCTGTCGAGATTATCAAAAATGCGATTAATGACCGTGAGGACGAAATGCTCTTCAAGGCATATATGCTCACGATGACTGGTAGATTTACAGGCGTGTCATATGTTGACTTTGTAAACAAAGTTAAAAATCAAATGCAGACAGACGCGGAAGAAACTGTAAATGTCGAAGCTGTCGAAAGCAAGATTGCAGATTACCTTGACAATTATAAATGGGAGGAGGTGTAGCCAATGGCTGTTGAAATCTTTAAGTTGTTTGGTTCAATTTTCGTCAACAATGATGAAGCAAACAAATCAATCGCCGAAACCGAGAAAAAAGGCAAGGGCGTTGCTTCAACACTCGGTAGCGGAATCAAAACAGCCGCTAAATGGGGAGCGGCTGTTGTAGGCGGAGCGACTGCCGCCGCAACAGGACTAACAGCACTCGCCACAAAGTCGGCGTCAACTGCCGATACTATCGACAAAATGTCGCAAAAAATTGGGGTTAGCCGTGAAGCATATCAAGAACTTGACTTCATTTGCTCACAGTCAGGTATGGATGTCAACAAATTGCAAAGCGGAATGAAATCGCTTGTATCAGCAATGGACGGTGCGGCAAGTGGCACAGCCTCAAATGTAGAACAATTTAAAAAATTGGGTGTTTCGGTTACTGATGCTAACGGCAATCTTCGTAACAGCGAAGATGTAATGTGGGAAACCATGGAAGCATTGCAGAAATGCGGTAACGAAACCGAGAAAACTCGACTTGCGACAGAATTATTCGGCAAGAGCGGAACAGAAATGATGCCTTTGCTTAACGGTGCCTCCGGAAGCATTGAAGAAATGAAAAACAAGGCTCACGATTTGGGGCTTGTGCTCGGTGATGAGGCTATCGACAGTGGTGTTAAACTTACGGACACAATGGATCAGATGAAAAGGTCATTATCTGCCGTAGGCACAAAACTCGGAGCAGGACTTATGCCTATTTTGCAACAAGTGTGTCAGTCTGTTATTGATTATACGCCGCAAATTCAAGCATTTTTTGATGAGTTCAGCCCCATTGTTATGGATTTTTTTGAGGCGGTTATGCCAGTCCTTATGCAAATAGGTTCTGAGATACTTCCTATCCTTATGGATTTATTAACGCAACTTATGCCTGTTTTTTCGGAACTTATGGAAACTCTTGCCCCTATCATTGTTCAGATTGTTGAACAATTATTCCCGCCGCTTTTGCAAATCATTCAGGATTTACTCCCGTATTTTATGCAGATAATAACGGCAATTATGCCATTATTTGGTACTCTTGTAGAGCTTTTAACACCCGTTATTGAGATGTTTATTCAACTCTCAAGCGTATTGCTCAACGGCTTGTTGGCGGCACTTACTCCGATTATTGAAGATTTAGCAACATTTCTCAATGACCTTTTAACACCTCTTATCCCGATTATCAGCGAACTCTGCGACACGATTGTCGGCACTTTACAGCCTGTTTTCGAGCAGTTATCACCTGTCATATCACTGGTTTTTGATGCTCTTCGTCCGGTTCTTGACCTACTCGGTGAAATGCTTGAAACGCTTATCCCTGCACTTGTTCCGGTGATTGAATGGTTGGCTCAAATTTTCAGCAATGTTTTGGGCAATGCGATTGAGAGTGTAAAAAACTTACTCAAACCACTCACAGGAGCGTTCGAGGGAGTTGTTAAGTTTATAAAAGGTGTTTTCAGTGGCAACTGGGAAGAGGCTTGGAACGGTGTTGTTCAAATTTTTAAAAATGTATTCAATATCTTACCAACGATTGTCGAAAACATAATCAATGGCGTAATCGGCATTATTAACGGACTGCTTTCAGGCATTGACTGGGCAACATCAATGATTGGCTGGGAGATTGACCCGATTCCCGAAGTTACATTGCCTCGTTTTCGTGCTGGCATTGATTATGTGCCGCACGATAAATTTGCCGCATATCTTGATGCCGGTGAGGCGGTTCTCACAGCTCAAGAGGCCGAGAATTACAGAAAAGCAAAACGAGAGGGCAGAAACTCGGCTTTTGAAGAGGATTCAACGAACATAGTTAATAACATAAGTATTAACATACCCTCAGTTGCTATCAACAACGAAATGGATATCGAAAGTTTTGTTGATGATATCAGCAACAGGCTTGCCGATGAGATAACAAGGAGGCAGAGAGCATATGCATAACTTTTATTTTGCAGACAAATGGCTGTCTTATTTTTGCGGCAGAATCGTACAAGCTCCACAGCACGAAATTTCTAAAAGGGATATTTCAGCAATTGAAATCCCATACAAGGACGGCGACATTCTCCTCGATAATGGCAGGTGGCAGAATGTGGAGTTTGAAAGAGAAATTTGTTTTCTGCCGTATTTGTCTGAGATGTCCGCACATCATCTTGCTAAGGCTGTTACTGAATGGCTGACCTTAAATCGGGGATATCAGAAGTACAAAGACACTTATAATCCCGGTTATTTTACTAAGACTTACATATCAAATATTGATAGCATTGTACGAGAGTTGCCCTCGTTGCTTACAACCAAAATCAAATTCAATCGTGTTCCTTGGTGGTACTCAGAGATTGGTGCTAAACCTATTGAATTAGAGGTTAATAAGGCGGTGAATTTGCGTAATCCCGAAAAATACATAAGTTTGCCGACTATTAAGATTACCAACACAAATACAAGCAGTAGCAGTAACGCTAAGGCTAATTTAACTATTAACGGAACAAAATATACATTGTCTTGTACTGCGGGCTATGACTACGCTCTGCTCGACGGCGAATCGATGCAGAATAGAGCGTATAAGTCTGACGGTACATCGAAATTCATCAACGATGCATTACCACCCGAATTTTTTGTCGGAAACAATCAGGTTACGGTTACAGCTGTTAGCAATGCCGAGGTTAGCATTACCCCTAATTGGAGGTGTTTGTAAATGTTTTATCCCTTGCTATACGAATTGAAAAACACAACCCATATTTTGAATCAAAATGCAATGTTTAAAATCGGTATGATGACCGAGATTATAAGCGGAAAAGTTACCGAAGAACGCAACGGCAACTATTTGCTTGAAATTGAGCTTTTGGTGACAGATGACTGCGCCGATTTGCTTGATACACAACTCTTTGTCAAAGCAAAACCAAATCCGACAGACGAACCGCAATTCTTTGAAATCTATAATTTGCAGTACAAAGATAAAAAATCCGTTGTAATCAAAGCAAAGCATATCAAGCATAATTTGTACAATAATTTTTTGGTTGAAGTACAAAATCAGACAGACATAATGTGCACACCTGCGGAATGGTGGTATCGCCTTTGCACGGGGCAAGAGGAGGGCTTACAAACGCAAATGACCTTGTGGGCGCACCACTTTAAATTTACATCCGATATCACCGCAAAATCCTCTATGACGCTCGGTTTTGTTACTCCGTGTACTCTCGGAGATTTTATGGGTGGTGCAGACGGTTCACTCGTTGATGTTTTCGGAGGCGAGTATAAATATGACAATTTCAATGTGTCTCTTTTAAAAAACCGTGGAACAACTACTAAATATCATTTAAAGTGGGGGAAAAATCTGAGCAGTTTAACGCAAACACTTGATTCGGACGATATTTGCTCGCATGTGGCGGCATATGCGACTTGCTATGATACCTATGCAAAGCGCAATGTTGTGCTTTGCTCACAGCCACAGGAACTTAAAAGCCACAAATCAAAGTTAATTAAGGTTAAAGCTGTTGATGTAACAAACGGTGGTTCAGTGGATATTGGTAATGCGACGGGCTACTGGAATTTTAATGCGCAGACGGGCGAAAACAAAGACCTGCTGATTCAGAAACTTAACATACAGGCTCAGGTGTTAAGGGGGCAGCTTGCAAGTACCAATGGAGCACCTACGCTTAATGTCAAGGTTGATTATCCCACAACGCTTGATGAGATGTTGGATTTGCATTTGTGCGATACAGTTTACATAGACACGGCTAATGACAGTTTGCAGGCAAAAATCATAAAAACAGATTATGATATTGTGCTTGAACGATGGAACAGCCTCGAACTCGGCACGCCAAAATCAAAATTATCTGATTATATAGTTAAATGAGGTGAATAAAATTGAACATTAACCATACGAAAATGACACTCGAAATTAACAGCTGTAAAAACTACGAAATTCTCGAAGTTCGTCAGGGCGACAAAGGCTCACGCATTATTGATTTTGCGTTCACCGTCAACGGCGAAACTGTTAACCTTACCTCTACAATGTCAGCAAAAGTCAATGCTACGGTTGACGATGTAATCGTTGCGGACAGCGTTACCGCTGTCGTTGACACCGAAAATAATGTAGTCACAGTTACGCTTACAGACACAATGCTCGAATTATCAGGCATTTGTAAAATGGACATTGTGCTTACAGAAGGCGATGAAATCATAACCGCTGAAACCGTTTGTTTACGTATTGGAAAAAGCGTAATCAATGACGACAGCAAAGCCTTTCCGGGTGCAAGCTCTATTGCGGAAATCACAAAAGAAGTCGAAACCGCAAGGGGAAGCTCCTCAACCCTCAACGCAAGGCTTAACGGGATTGATTCTGCTGTAATCAACAAAGCCGAAAAAAGCACGGTCAGTCAGTTGTCAGCTCGGATGCAGTCGGCGGAAACATCTCTTGCAGGCAAGGCGAACACATCAGACGTAGCCAATGCACTTAAACAGAAAGAGGACAACGCAAACAAAGTGAGTTCCAAAACGGACATCACAGACAGCAGAGTTAATTATCCGAGTATTGAATATCTTGGCGAGTATTATTACGATGCGAACGAAACCTACTCATCAGCAGAAACGGACAAGCTTCTCGGCGACAAAGCCAATGTGAATTCTGTTTATTCAAAGGTTGAAGCCGATAATTTGCTTGGTGGAAAAGCGGACAAGGCAGATGTAAGTAAGTTAAAGGATGATATAGGCGATAGAAATATTACATTAGATTTCAACTATGATGGTTATATTGATAAAAAAGGCAAATTTAATACACTCGTATCATTCAAAACAACAGACTTTATTGCAATTTCAAGCCGTGTTATTGTAAAAGGTGAATTTAGAGACCTTAATAGTCCATTATATTATATTAATTGCTATGACTCTAATAAAAATTATCTTGGTGGTACTATTAATGCTATAAGTAGTGGAAATAAGATCGTAAATGTTAATGGTGTTGTTACATTAATTGAGGGCACTTGCTTTATTAGAGTAACAAATTCTCGTAGATCTATAAGTATGGTTAAGATGGGGTATTCACTAAGTGATACTGGCGATTTATCTTCGGTTAATCAGAAAATAGAAGAATCGAAAACAAACAACAGTATATATAGTAATATAATAAATGACGGATTAGGTTTTTCAGTTTTTTCTAAATTTGCAAGTGTGGGAGATAGCTTATCTGTGGGCTATAATACAGAAAAAGATGGAACTCCAATTTCAGAAGATTTAAAACATTCATGGGGGGCTTATATAGAAAAACGATGCGGTACAAAATCTTTTTGGACTGGCAAGTCAGGACAAACTTGTAAAACATGGCTAAATACAACAAGTGAAACTTGGGGTTTAAATTACTGCAAAAGCATTGGTACTATGCCATTATATGTAATTTGCATGGGTGCTAATGAATCTGGCATTAATATAGGTACAACAGACGATATAGATACAGATAATGACACATTATATGGCTATGTAAGCAAAGTAATTAATGAACTCCGAAATATATCACCCAAATCTTACATTGTGTGTACTGGAGTTTCAAGAGAACAAAACTCGCCTAGCATTAATGATGTTTATAAAACCATATGTGAATTAAAAGAAAAATGCTATTATTTAGATTGTTTTAAAGAATTTAACAGTGAACCATTTACATCATATTTTTTTAATTGGCATTATTCGGCTAATGGTTACTCAGCTATGGCGAATTTATTTGACTATAAACTAAAAGAAGTAATGGCAAAAAATGTTGAAGATTTTAAGTATGTAAATGAAGCAGATAATTAACTAAAGAGGGCTTTAATACAGCTCACCTGAGAAAGCGAGATCGAAGTAAAATGACACCCGAAGTAATTGTATCGGTTATATCACTGTTTGGTACTTTAGTTGGCACGCTTGGTGGCATTTGTGTAAGCAACCGAATGTCAAACTATCGAATCGAACAGCTCGAAAAGAAAGTTGAAAAACATAACAATCTCATTGAGCGCACATATGCAATCGAGCAGCACAATGCGGTTGTGGACGAAGAAATTAAGGTCGCAAATCACAGAATTGAAGACCTCGAAAAAATCAGCGAAAGGAAAGATTAAAAATGAAAAAGATTTTTACCAAAGAATGGGCAAAAGCTACGGCGGTCAGAGCGATTAAGACTGTTGCTCAGACGGCTATCGCAACAATCGGAGTGTCTGCCGTTATGGCAGATGTTAACTGGATTGCAGTAGGCTCGGCAAGCCTTTTGGCAGGCGTGCTTTCCGTGCTGACAAGCGTTGCAGGACTGCCCGAAGTGAATGAAAGCGAGGGATAACAATGAAAGTTACTGCTATTGATGTCAGCTATTGTCAGACAAATGTGAACTATGAAAAAGTGAAAAAGTCCGGGATTAGTTCTGTCATTATCAGAGCAGGTTTCGGTCGTGAGGTAAGTCAGAAAGACAGTGAATTTGAACGTCATTATAAAAATGCTAAGGCTGCCGGGATGAAAATTGGTGTGTATTGGTATTCTTATGCTAATGGTGTCAACGATGCAAAAACAGAGGCTAATGCGTGTCTCAAATGTCTTGCTGGTAAGAAGTTGGATTTGCCGGTATATTTCGATATGGAAGAGTCAAAACAGACATCTTATGGTAAAACTACACTTACCAATATGGCTATTGCATTTTGCAATACAATTATTGCCGGAGGATACAAAGCAGGTGTGTATAGTAATCTTAATTGGTTCAATAACTTCTTGGATTACAACAAACTCAAGTCAAAGTACAGCATTTGGTTGGCACAGTGGTCTTCATCCCCAAGTAAAAGCTGTGATATCTGGCAGAATGCGGATAACGGCCGAGTGAATGGTGTAAGCTCATTGGTTGATACCAATGTCATCTATAACAAAAATCTCAGCGGTTCTTCAAATACCTCTACATCAAAACCGAGTACAGGCACAAATGCAACCTCCGGAAAAAGTACAATCAAAGAGGTTCAGAAGTGGGTAGGAACTACTCAGGATGGTATCTACGGCCCAGATACTAAAAGAGCTCTTGCCAAGAAACTTCAGGCTGAACTTAACAAGCAGTTTTGCTTAAAACTTGCAGTAGATGGCATTTTTGGAGCTAATACTAAATCAGCTGTGGCAAGTCATGCAACCCTTTCACTGGGTATGACTGGCAATATTACGAAGGTGCTTCAGGGCTTGTTGATTTGTAACGGCTATTCAACCGGTGGCTTTGATGGAGTGTTTGGTAATTCAACAAAGTCAGCAGTAAAATCGTACCAGTCAAAACACGGCCTTACTTCTGATGGTATTGCAGGTGCTAAAACATTTGCTAAAATTTGTGGTTAACTTTGTAATAACCACAAATTTAATATATAGTATATATAATAAAAATCCCCTTCGCTTATTGAACGAAGGGGATTTTTTCAAACTTATTTACAATTTAATGCTAATTCGTTAAATCTTGATTTTCTGCAATTTTATGTATAGAATTTACAATGATTTCTATTTTTGAAATATAGTCTTCGACATATTCTTTTGTTATATCAGCCTGTTTAGCATCGGAGTGACATCTGTCATTTTGATGTGCTATTTTGTTTCTTCTTTGAAACAATTCCGATATAATTTCTTTGCCAACTTTTACTGATTCATTTTCACTTTTTTGGGGAAATGCTTCTACCATAACTTCGTTAAATTTGATTCCTATTAAATTTAGCTGATCTTTCATTTTTTCAAATGATAAAAAGACTTCGTGACTAAACCGATTGTTTAAATATTCAAATAGCCAATCATCTGTTTCTCTGGATTGCAAAGCCTCTTCAACTCTTTCCATTGGAATTTGAAATTTGTTGTATTTTTCTGATTTATTCCATGTTCCTGAAAACATTTTTACCATGCAATACTTGCTCATTTCATGAATATAGAAATCTAATAAACTTTCAGATAAAACAATTTGAGATCTCAAAATCATTTTAATGGCTATAATATTTTCCTCTTTATTAAGTTTTTCTGCAACACAAAACTGTTTTTTTACTTCATCCATACTATCGGTAAAATGCTGTTTGATTTCTGATAGTGGAAATTGTTTAGGAAATGGTATTGACCTTAAATCCCTTGTGTTTTCTGCACGAGGTGTGAGGGATAAGCTTCTTTTATTAGGCATATCTTCACCTCATATTATATATTATAAATTAGATCAGCAAAGTTAAGATTTAACATAGGAATAGCTCCATATTTTCCTGCAATATAACCTTTGCCGAAATTCTCATCTTTTCTTACATTTCTTATTTCAGTAAGCGAATATAAATCAGTAGAACGACCTTTAGATTTAATCTCCGTAAACCATATTTGATCTCTTCTAAATAAGTCGAAGTTTAACAACCCTGTTTCATGAGTCGTAAAAATCAATTGTGCGGGGTTGCTTCCGTGGGTATTTATAAATTGTTTTACTAAACCAAAAAGGAGTGATTCATGCAAATTCGATTCAAGTTCATCACAGATAAGCACTTTTCCATTTGTCAATATATCAATAAATGGGCAAAGTAAACCAAAAAGTTTTTTTATACCAGTAGATTCTTCTGTAAGTAAATTTGTATCAAAATCTTCATAAATTACTTTTGCTGAAATTTTATCAATCCGTTCACTAAGATATTTTTTGAATTCATCAGACAAAAATGGTGGAAGACTTGATATGTCAACTTCCTCCTTTTTGATTTCAACCTTAATATCTTTTATTCCAGTTCCAAGTGAATCTAAAAAATTAAGAACAATATTTTTTGTTTGCTCATTTTTATTGATTTGATGCAACGAGTAATTCATCCAATTATCCTGATTAACGCTACTGTAGATAACTAAACCATTTTTAAAGAAATTATATGCATATAAAGCTTCATCAACCGAACTGAAATTTGCAGCACACGAAAGCATTAAGCGATTTGGCTTAAGAACATCTTTGCAAGTGTTAAATTTGTTGCGAAAATTGCTTCCAGCTGTAAAATTATTGTCAATGCGCTCGAAAATTTTGGTTTTACGATTATTTGGAAAGTAAAATAGATATTCATCAGAAACTAGTGTATTAATCAATGAAAAACCATATGCATAACGCACATTATTTACCATAAACTGAATTTTATACACACTCTTTTTTTCATAACCTTCTAATTTGTGTGGAACTTGTAATATACCATCCCCAGGTTTATTGGATACGCTATCTATAACAAGGTTCTTAACAAAAGATATTGCATCTATAAAGTTACTTTTACCTGATCCATTGGCACCGTAAATAACAGCAGCTTTTAATATTTTAAGACCTGCTATTTGTTCTATATTCTCATTATGTGTCTTATCTGTTCCGGCAATCAAAGAAAAAAGTACTTCATCTCTGATTGATCTGTGGTTGGAGCAACTAAACTCTAATAACATATATATTCTCCTTTCAAAACAACTCGTTAATACATTCTATCACTTAAACGGCGATTTAGCAACCTAATTTGTAAAAAAAATGCAAAATCATATTGTAAATTTGCCCTAAATGACTATTTGAAATTATGATATGTATTTATAGTTGCTTAAGAATTATGTTTTATTTTTTGTAGTGTAATAGAAATTATGTATGGCACAATTGAAAAAATATATTTTCTAGCTGGATGATTTAAAACCAGTTGTTTATTTCAATAATTCATCTGTCGTAACATTAAATAAATCTGATACAGCTATTATGGTTTCGATAGTAGGCTCATTTCTTCCAATTTCGTAGCTTGAAATGCTTGCCCTGCTCAAATAGAGCTTTTCACCCAATTCATCTTGCGTTAATCCATTTTCAAGTCTTAACGCTTTTAGCTTTTCGGGGAATGCCAA